TAATACAGGCAAAAGTGTTTTCTTAGAAAAAGTTATTGAGACTTCTACAAAATACTATGGATCTAGAGAAGAAGCAGAAAAAGCAGTGTCTAATTTGTTATCTATGGGTTTTCAACATACGCACACTAAAAAAACTGCAGTAAAAAAATGGCCACCTACAACAACAAGAATTGACCAATTAGAAAAAGATAAAGGTTTTGTAGGAAAAGTAAAATCAAAAGGGGTTTTAGGGGATAGGGCAACAAGAAGAACTTCTTTAGAAAACGAAAGTCCGGCAAGCCAATTAGATAGAATTAAAGACACCACAGTTAGAGCCCCATCAAAAAACTTTGAATATTATGTAGATGGGCAGGCTGCTACTATAGAAATGGCAGATAACGCACAGTTTATAGCTAAATACATAGGACGTAACAATACTGAAAGACACAGAAAATTAACTGTAATATTTGAATTATCTAAATTAGCTAACAGAAGTGGTGAACAAGTAGCAAAAGACATGAATATGGTAGACCCAACACACGGTAATGTAAAATTTGGTTTTAATCAAGCTATGTCTAGAATAGCTGCTGTATATTCAGGAAGAGCTTCTTTTAGATACCCTCTAGCAGAGATGAGTTTTGCACTGATGCAAAAAAGAGAGGCAGATGCTGTGGCTGCATTATTACAAGCAGACGGTAAATTTATAGATTTAGTATATAATACAATGTTAACAGGAGAAGTAGATCCTAAATTTATGGATTCTAAAGCTATAGAATCTTTTTTTATAGATCAAACAAGATTTGGAACTGCTATTGCTTTAGGTTTTTTTGACCATCACAAAGAAAGTACACTTGAAGATGCAGAAAGAGATCTATTAAAAGGTATCGGGGCAGACCAGACTGGAGAGAATAGAATTGCCTCTCCTATTGTAGAAGATATGTCCGGTCTTGCAGGATTAATAGGACAACCCGGTTTAGGAGTTGAAAAAAGAAAACGTAAAGTCAGAACGTACAGAGAGTTTGTTTCAGATAAAATAAAAGAAATGATGACCGATGACGACAAAGTTATATTTTTTGAAGCATTTGATAAGGTTACAGAAGAATTAAAAGATACTAATTTACAACAATTACAATACGATTTAGAACAAAGGAGATAAACACATGGCTAAACTAAATGAACTTAACAACAGCAAAGGTCAGAGTATGATGGGTAGATCAGACATGAGTGCTCAGATGCCTACACCGACAAAGGATGCTATGGACATGAAACCTATGGCTCAAAGCCCTAGAGAAATGAAAGTACGATCATCGGAAGATCAAAATCTGTACGGTGGTGGTTACGTAAAGAAGTACGCTATGGGTGGTGGGGTACGTAAAGTTAGATATTAATGGATAGTTTTATTAATATCTCTTTGTAATTCTGCCGCAGCCATAACTAACATTTTAATCATAGCTACAATCATTGCTGTATTTGGGTAGTCAGGATTCCAGTTATCCATAGCTTCTTGAAACTCTTCAGGATCTATATTATCTTCTTCGATAACTATCTTGCCTTCTGTGTTTAAAAATACAGAAAACCTAAACAGCAATGCTTCTTTTTTATTCATTAGATATCTACCAATTCACACACACCAGCTGTACAGGCTAGCTCTTGTGACCCTTTCGTGTTATCTTCCTTCTCAAAATCCTGTAACTTACTCCAGTCTATACTCTTAGGCATCTCACTTTGTAACTTCTTATACTCAGCCTCATCAATATCTTGATAGGGAGCCTGTTTGTACGTGTGATCTGAGAATGGTAGGAAGGACACACCTGATAAGTAATCAAAGTTATCCCAACACCAGTTGCCTACATTGACCCATTCCTGTTCCTTAACAGATATGGTAACAGATGGTTTATGTTCACACCAATGGACAGCGTATGTTTTCCACATCTCTAGCTGTTCGATTGCTGTCATGCTAGTTCTAAACACGGCATCCTTTGCTGTCTTCATTGGAAACGCAAACACAGTAGTATGCTCAGGCTTCATAACATCAGGCTCATTAGGAATACCTTGTGACTTCATAAACTCTGTGAGTGGGTCTTTGTTATCACCTCTGACTGTTCTTACATAATACGGATTGTGTCTAGCGTGTATACCACTTGCACTATCTACTAGCTGACTGACTGTACCGGATGGTTTGACACAGGTGATTGCTGTAGATTGGGGGATGCCAAGTACACTTGACCACTCCTTGTTTACAGCCACAGCTTTCTCTTTCAGCTTGTTCAATCTATCTACTAGTTTAGAATCATTCTTATTTAGCAACGTGCTGTCCATGATACCTGTCAATGATACACCAAGTAATCTCTCCTCCTCTGTATTATCCTGCCACCTCTTACGCAGATAACCAAAGTTAGTTAGAGTTGCCTGCATAGTACCAAGTATCGTTGCGACTTCTACCTTATCCAACAACGTATCCATGCTGTCTGTAGGTCTACAAACTACCTCGGTTAGGTTACAGAACTGATTAGGTCTGAGTATAATCTCTGAACAAGGGTTCGTACCGAAGTCGTAATCAGCGTTACGTCTACCATTCTGTCTAGCTTTATCCTGTGCAGACACCCTGTTGAATATACCACGCTCTCCTGACTTACTCTCATACAAGGACAGCCATTCTTTCATAAAGATACCAGCATCAGGCTTTTCTGTATAGGCTACTGAGTTGTTAGCAAGGGCTCTCTCAGGATTAGTATCCCACCAAGCACCTGACTTAGCCATTCGTAATCTTTGATCTGATAAGTTAGATAAGGATATCAAGGCTGACCTACGTACTCCACCGACAACCACAACTTCACCTGTTTTACATACAATATCGTGACAGGTCATAGCATTCAGCTTGCCACCCTTGGAAGCTCTGAACTTCTCAATGGTAAAATCAAATAGGTTTACTAGAGGTTGTGGGCCACTTGCCCTCCCTCCAAATGTTTTAAGTCTCTCTCCGGCAGGTCTTATCCTACTGACGTTTATCTTTGGTATTCTATTTGTATACAGAAACGATATTAGATCTCTAAACGCCCTAGCCCATCCTTCTTTAGAATCAGCTACAGATATAACATCTTCTGTATGTTCAAACTCTCTATCTGGTATGGTAGGTAGCTTATCTACGTACTGTCTTTCAACAGAGAAGCCTACACCTGTACCATTCATTAGTATGTACAGCACTTCATCAAAAGAACGTGGGCTGTCTATAGGTATGTACGAACAGTTATAACCTGCTATGTTTTCTCTTCGTAGAGCATCTCCTGCTGTCATCAACGCTCTCATAGACGGCATGACTGAGGTGTTAAGAATTGCATTCTCAATCCTGTCCCATGTACTATTCTCAAGTTTAACACCGATGTTCCTGTCTAGATGGTCTGCAAAGAAATCTATAGATCTACCTACAGTTTCTGACCATGTTTCTCTTCTACCTTCGTCAGGTTTCCACCTTGAGTATCGTGACATGTGTATAAATGACTGGTACTCAGTCGGTAAAAAGTTATTCTTCGCCATATTCCATCTCCAAAATCATTTCTAAATAGTGTATTGCTTTGTGTATATCTCTTGCACCTTCACCTTTTCTCCTGTGCCTAGTAATATATTTCAAAGCATTACCTTCACAGAAGGTCAGGTTGTTCTGCATTATATAATCTATAGGCTGTATCTTACAGTCCTTGTAGTGGCTACCACCAATTTGTTTATTAGTAGCCATCCTAGCTTTCTTCTCCAGATCTGTCTTTGTAAACGTATCCTTTACAGTCTCTCTGATTGCATCATCCATCATTCCCATTTTAATCATCCCTCTTTTCAGGCTCAAATTCAAAATGAACAACATTATCCTTAACAGGTTCTTGCTGTTCAATAACAAACGGCTGTTCTGTATCTGGTTTTTTAAGTTTTGTGTCTCTATATATAGCAAGTTGACCTTTCTCCAATAAATATTCTGGTTCATTTAAAATCATAGATGTAATACCTCTCATCACTACGTACCCATCTGTTACCTCCTGTGTTGTAGAACTATCATAACACATAAAATCAGTAGATCCACCTTTTATATCTTTTATAATAACTACGTAACAATCCTTGGGTATTGTCTTACCAAACTTCTTAAATATCTCTGTGCTTTTATTCATCTAACCACTCCTTTGGCATATATTTATCACACCATTTAATTTCATATCTATCACACCATCTCCCATAAGTTGTTTTAGAACCCTTGTATAATTTATTATTAGCATTTAAGAACAGGAATCGAATGTCTACATCCGGATGCTGTTTTCTAATTAACAAATGCTTGCCTCTATCTGGTGCTGTAAACTGACCCTTGACCTCTATAAAGAATCCATACTTCTCTAGGTAAAAATCAGGCGTATACACACACTCTTTAATATACTCTATAGGATGTTTTTCATACTCATACTTTATCTTATTCTTAACCAATTGTTGTGCTACTGTCAATTCAAAGTTAGACCTGAACCCATGTGATTTCATACTCATAATGTTCGTATGTCTTTCGGTGGGTACATATCAAATATCCTGCCTGCATCCTCACTGATAGTTTCCATCAGCTTAGGTGCTTTCCTCTCCATCTCATACAAAACATCCGTCCATTGTGTTATGAAAAAACAAACAAGAGCATTCCTGTCTAGGTAACTCTTTAACTTATCTAAGTCTTCTCTAAATATAATTAACTTCTCTTCTTGATGTACGTCACTCCATAAGCCTGTATAGTTACTTCCATACTTCTCCCCTAAGTTTATAAAACTAGAACGTACACGTATGGGTATCTTTCTAGAGTGGTTTCGTATCTCTCGTATTATCTCCGGCCCACCCATGCCATCCTCTGCTTCTGGATAGGAAAAGTATACTCTATCATTCATAAATATATCATTTCTGTTGATGTCTGTCTGAAAATACAAAGCCATTATACTTCTCTTTTAACTAATTTACTATACCAAACAGTTCTTGGATACCTAGCCTTAGACCCTACCTTTTTGTGCAGTATAGCATCCGGCCAGCACTTCCTTTTAAAATCACAGAAGCCGCAGATGCTAGGCAATAGCCTGTTACCTGTTTTCTTTTCATTCTTATTATCATCTTTGTATGTCTCTGTCGTATCAGAGAAACATCTTTTAAACTTCTCACCTTTTAACAGGGCGTTTAGATTATTCTTAGCAAGCTGTAGGAACTCTTTCCTATCTTCATCCTGTACAACAGGTGCTTCACATACGTTCCACTCCCCACTTGCTTTGTTAATAACAATCCACCCACCAAAATCTTTATTCTTAGATTCGCTGTATAGATAACCTTGTGTTATATAACCAAACGTATCATCTTCTTTAATTTTATTATAGCCACCCATCTCACCAAACTTATGTTCAAATGCATACGGACTAGCAGACTTGATGTCCCACACCTTACCATCAATAACGATATCTAACGTGCCGGACACCTCGTTCTTTCCTAATTTTAACTTGACTCTTTCTTGTTCGCCTTCTACGTTTACGCCTGCCGATTTAAGAATCAAGACAGAGATAGCTTCAACAAGGTCACCGAATATAAATCTAAGTATAGCATTATACTCGATGTCTTTGTCTGCACCATCTCTCTCCATCTTCTGTTGGCAAAGAGGTCTGCCCAGAGAGGACATGCGAGGTCTCCATTTATCAGCGGAAGGACTGAATTGTTTGTGGATAGAAGCCTCACATGCATCTCTGAACTCTTTGACGAGTTTTGGATCTAGCTCAACACCCTCTTTCGAGACTTTGCTGAGAAAACCCTGAACTCTGTGGATGATTGCATTATTCATC